CTCCTTCAAGCGGGTGGCGATATCGCTATTGGTCAGCCCCCGATGGTAGAGCAGTTCGTGAACGAATAAGTCGTCCCCCCTGCGGTACACGGCGACCAATGCCGTAGGGTCGTTGCTGAACCCCCAGTCGAGCCCGTAGGCGACGAATTTCATCGTGGATGGGTCTATACCCTCAACCACCGTGTAATCCCCGTAAATCGCCCCTTGGAGCGTTCCTACCTGACCCAACCCGTACACCTTCCACCAGTTGGCCCAGTAGGCACTCGTTTCGGCCTTGGTGCGGTTCAGTTCGATGTCATTCCGAATAGTATCGGGAAGCGCCTCGTTGTCTTGGTAGGTCAGGATAAGGAACTCCGCATCCGTTTCGGGAAGGACCTCGGTGTGCGCCCAAAATTCGTGGGTGGGGTTGAAGTCAATGTAGATTTCCTGCGATGTACGAATCGCCAACTGGTAGTAGGAATCGAAGTCGATGTTGTTCGCCTCGTTGATGTAAAGTATCTGCCTCCTTGCCCCTCGGAGGCGTGCTTCCGAATCGGCCGAAAAGAACTCAATCGTGGAACCGTTGGCGAAGTTGTACTGGAGCAGGGTCTTGTTCCAGCGGTCGGGAACCCAACGGTGGGTCCATTGCATAATCTTGGCGAAGTCCTTGATGGCTCCCCGTCGTAGGTGAGGGACGGATTCGGACACCACCGAAATCTCCGACTTGGGATGGCGGGCCGCATGGTCAATCAGCACCGCAAGGATGCCGAAGGTTTTGGACGCACTTGTGCCACCTTGTATCACCTTCTTCCGAGCGGTCATCGCCCGAATTTTGCGGATGGCGGTGGTGTACTGGAACATCATTTTGTTGGCGTCAACGAAATGGTTTTGCGGCCATGGCAGGATTTGAACCTGCAAAAACCCCTATTTCGGGGCGTGTGTGCCTTCCACCACATAGCCGTGTAGTCAGGACAGGACTTGAACCTGTATGTTTACTCGTTTAGGCAATCAGACGAACAACTCTGGACCACTTAACTTTCAACGGTCTGCGTCTACCAATTCCGCCACCTGACTGACACAAAGATACGGGCCTTTCATACACCCGCACCACTACTCCCCAAAAAGCGGCTGCTCGATGGTGACGCTCGTTTCCTGTTTTTCTACAAGACCGTTCAACCGCTGCGTGATGGAGGGGTTGTAGAACGAGAGCAGGCCGCCAATGATTTGGTCCTCTCGGATTTCCTCCCGAATCGCACGGCAGATAACCACGAAGTCCTCATAATATCCGTCCTTGTTGTCAAAGTACTGCTGAACATCCCCGTAATTATTGCGGCAAAACCGCTTAAACCCCTCCAAGGTCAGCGGCACTTTGGCGGGGTCTTCCTTCTTCAACCCGTCCTTCCCGACATACTGCACCCGCTTCCATTGTTCGCCTTGGACCTTCACATCCTCCTTGAAGGCGGCCCATGCTTTTCCAAGGTCTTCGGGGGTCTTGAATATCCTAGTTGGGTGCATCAGTATTCTATTTTATCAATCAGTTCGTCAATCTTGTCCACAATCTTCATCTTGACCGCAAAGGCGTTCGGCGAGTTGGATTCTTCCACCGCACCAATGCAGTCGCAGAGGGTCGTGATGACCATCATGAGCGAGTCCATGCGGGCCTGCACCTGGGCTTCGGGGTCAGCCTTCGTTGAGTTCGCCAAGTTCCCGAAGTTTATTCCTGCTCCAGCCAAGGGCCGCTTTGCCACCCCAAAGGAGGTAACTGATGTAGCCGCAGTCGCTGGAACTGTCAGCGTTGTCGTAGTAGGTTTCAGCCCGTGAAAGGTAGGAGTGCATCCGCTTAACCGTTGCAAGGGATACCCCCTCCCCGTTGGCGAGTTGCTGGGCACGGACTTTACCCGTCTGCGTGGCGCACTTGTTGCCGTTCCGCTCGTTGAGTTCAATCCCCCGCTTGGCGTTATTGCGGACACCTTCGCCGTAGTCGGCATAGGTTTCAAACTGTTCACGGATTGGGGTTGTTGATGGCATGGGTAACGGTGTGCTGGTTGGCTTCGGCGAATTGGTCCGCCTCTTGGTAAATGTATTGGAGGGCCGATTTTACGCAGTCAGCGCACCACCAATTCGTGTTGGGTCTGCCATGGGCGACGAGGATGGTCTGCAAGTCGTGGACCGCTTCGGGGGAGAGCCGCATGAAAAGGGCGGCTTGGTACTGGTCCCAATAATGGCGGTGTTTTTGAGCCGTGAGGTATTCCGCTTGGGTCATAGTAGGGTCAGTTGCTTGGGTTGCTCCTGCACTTGTTTGGAGCGTGCTTCAATGCGTTTCTCGGATATAGCGATGTACTCCGCCTCCCGTTCAATCCCGATGTATTGGAAGCCTTCCAAGACCGCAGCGCATCCCGTGGAGCCCGACCCGTTGAAGGGGTCCAATACGATTCCGTTTGGCGGTGTTACGAGGCGGCAGAGGTAGCGCATGAGGTCGGTGGGCTTGACGGTGGGGTGGTGGTTTTCGCCCCTATCCGCTTTACTTGCCTTGGCGCAGTAGAAGAAGCGGGCCGAATCTTTGAGCAGGTCGGTGGCTTCCTCGCTTCCATCGTGGATGAAGTTGGCGGGCCAGCGGCCATCGGTGTTCGCCCACGCTCCGCCCCCCATCCCCGCACCATAGACTGCGTTGCCGTGATTGGCCGCATAAACAGGTTTCTCGCCGCCAGTTTCGCTCCCGTCTCGCACCCGACACCCGTCAATGTTTAGCGCCCCCGTCCCGTGTTGCAGGACATTCTCGGCCACCGTTCCGACCAGCGGCTTGCGGGCCACGGTTATAGGCTCCAACGCAGGCTTGAGGGCAGTCCCCCAGCCTTGCCATTGCTTGGCGGCATCGGTGGAAGGGGCGGTGATGTTAAATTCGTGCTTTGTGGATTGCTCCAACCCCTGTGCCGAAACAGCGCAAGCGATGCTTTGCTTGGTTGTGTCAACCCCGACACGCTTCCCCACCACCTCACGCTCGGCTTCTATGCGGTCAACAAGTTCATCAACCCAAGCTGGAATAAGGCCGCATAAAGGTCGAAGTTTTCCCCACAACGCACGGGTAGGAATCGCTGGCTGACTTTTGTCGGTCAAATAATGCGAACCCATAAAGGTCCCTGTTGCGTCATTGATTTGTTTTGCAGATAGCCCCGTTGTGCGCATCCACTCGGTAAACTTGTGCAACCTTCCTACCTCGCCATTGTTCTTATCAATCGCCTTGCTCACATCCAACGACTTCGGGAACCCCGACCCGTACACCCACGCAATCATATCCCGAATCTCAAAGCCCGCATCCTCAATCCTTACCGCCATGCGGTGCTGCGTCCTCGTCCCCGCAAAGGCCAGCAGATGACCCCCAGGCTTCAAGACCCGAAGGCACTCCACCCAAACATCAACGCTTGGCACATCGTAGTCCCACTTCTTGCCCATAAATGACAACCCATATGGCGGGTCGGTAACGATTGAATCCACGCTGCAATCGGGCATGGACCGCAACACTTCAAGGCAATCGCCGTGGTGCAGTTGGTGGGTCATCGGTTGGTCAGTTGCAGGATGATAACGGTTAACCCCGCCGAGGCGAGGCCGTAAACAGGGGCGAGAACCCAACCGCAGGTGGGCAGGGTCAGGGCCACCGCCACCCAAAAAGTGAGGCAAGTCACGCAGGAGAACGGCTTGTGTCTTGCGAACCAGGTCTTGTACCAAGCCTGCGGCAGGACATGGTACTCCGCAATAGCGAGGGCGGTCAAACTGCTAATCAGCAGGGGAAATATCAGCGTGTCCATGGGATTGAATGGCGGCCTTGATTTTGGCCTTGGCTTGGTCTATTGAGTATATAATGCTGCGGTACGGGATGCCCGTGTCACGGGATAGTTTCTTCATGTTCCCCGTCCGCAGGTGCAAGCGTAGCAGTTCCTTGTCGTACGGGAACGCCCCGTCCTTGGCCCAAGTGTCCATCTCCGCTTCTGCGATGGCCCAAAGGTCGTCCATCAAGGAATCGTACTCGGACTGGGGGATAGGAGAATCGGGGTCCAGTTCTTCGAGCAAATCGTGGTGACGGTACTTTTGGGCGAACTGGTTGTTCTTGCCTCGGTAGAGGTTCAGCAGCAACCGAACCACATAGAACTTGAAGTACCCCTGCGACTGGATTTGCAGGATTTTGGCGGGGTCTTTCTCCAGCAGGATAAGGACGCACTCCTGTTCCAAATCTCGCCAAAGCGGGTCGCCCCCCGTAATCGTTAGGCAGGCTTTTCGGATTTCGCCCGTGCGGTAGAGGTCGAGGATTACGGTTTCTGCGGATGCCATGCACAAAGATTGCAAAAAAAAAGGGGTCAGCGGTTAGGCCGACCCCTTGGGCGTTCAGGCGGTTTTGGGCTATTCTCCGCTCGGAAGTTGCAGAGTATCAGTTATGTACGCCCCTTCGGCCGTCTGCAAATACTCTTGGGCGTTGTTGAAAACTTGCCTCCGAAGGTAGCGGAGTTGGGGCTTCGCTTTGCAATCGGCGTGGAAGGATTCAAGGTTTATGATAATCGTGGAGTAGTGGCGGTTGAGTTCCTTCCCGATGGCCATGAAGGTGAATAGGTACTCGTTGTATGCGATGTCGGCCACGATGTTGCGAGCGATTACGCAGGGCCGTTCCCGTGACGGGGACCGCACTTGGTCGGGGGTGATGCCGAAGATGGCCGCCGTGGTGTCAACGAGGTGGTGGATGAGTGCTGGGGTCATGGCTTAAACAATTTCGGGGATGGGCATCCAATAGTTGACTTCGCTGGTAAACCAAGCATGATTCTCGGAATACCACATATCAATGGCCGCAACATACCAAGCAACGATTTGCAGTCCTTCCTTGTCAGTAATCAGCA